CATCTGAGTCACGTTACCCTTGGTCACTGCATAGATAGCGGTCTGCTTATCCTTGCGGAACTTGCTTTTCGCCGTTTTCAGCACTGCCTTGAACTGGCTTTCCCCCATCAGGTACTGGTTCTCCTTCAGGAGTACCAGGTGCTGCTGCGTCTTCTGCTTGTTCGGCATTTGCGCTTTCATCCTCTGCACCTCCAAACATCTCTTCGTCACCCATGCCAGGCTCAGTCACAGCGGTAGCACCGCCGTATTCGGCCATGATACGAGCAACCTCTTCAGCCTTCTCCTCCTCACTGAGAGAATCGCCATACATCTCATCCACGATTTTCTCGGTGGACATGATCTGACCCTGCTTGGCCTTGACCAAGGTCTCAACCATAGCCTCAAAGCTGGGGTTGGCGTACTGGCCCCACTCAAATGTGGCTTCATAACCCTCTTCAGGCGGTGCTTGGTTCAGCATGTTGTCCTGAGTACGCATGATGGCGTCAAACAGCTGCTCCACTGCGCACTTGAGAGCACCGATGATAGTGTCGCGAGTGTACATAGTGGTCTTTTCTTTCTCACGCTGGGCATCGGCATTGTCCAATTTCTTAACGTCAATGCCCAGCGTGGAAGGAGAAAGAATGCCCTGAAGGCAAACATCAAGGAAGGTTACATAAGACTCCAGCAAGGACTGAGTGCTGAACTCGCCCTGTACAGTAGCCACCTGCTCATTCGCATCCTCACCCAGACTGCCGTTCACGACAATCCAAGGGTTGAATACATCAGGCTTGAGCGGGATGCCATCCTCATTCTTGGGAACAAGGTTCTCAGGGATGTACTGCTTGACTCTGGAAGTTCTCACGCCATCAAGCCAGGTGGAGAGAGTCTCATCCAGAGCATCAAAGGCATCGCCCTTCTTGTCGAAGATGGACTGACCTCTGTCGCAGAACTTGGGAGACTTGTAGATCTTCAGAGGTACGGCCATGATGTAGTCGCCAGTGAAAGTGACGTCCTTCAAGTCTGCGGTCTCCTCTACAGTGTCCAAGGTGTATTCCTTGCCGTGAGGACCGAACAGCTTGTACTGTACTGTACCCTTGCCGTATCTCTCATGCAGCTGGTACTTGACTCTGTCCTTGCAGTACTCGGTCTTGAAGATAACCGCCTGCAACTTGCCTCGCTTGTACTCATAGCAGACCTTGTCTGCGGCGAAGAACTCAAGCAGGGGTTGCTCGCTCAGGTCAGGGTCAATGTTCAACTTAAATGCGCCATCGCCAGTGACGAGTGCCTGCTGGATAGCCTCAATGAGGATGTCGTTGAACTCGTTCTCCTTACAGAACATGTCCCAACGATCCTTGAGGGACTCGTCCATCTCAGGCTCCATCATGTCGTTAACCACGATGTCGGAGAGGGTGTCTACCATCATTGCAGGCAAGCCAGAGTGGATCTTGCGGATGCGGACATCGCCATTAGGTACTGCAGCCCAGAACTTGCTCTTGATTACAGTGCTGTAGATGTTAACATCCGTCTCAGCCAGCTGCTTGTAGAACTGCTCCAGCTCAACAGGGTCACCCCGATACCAGAGCTGGTTCTTCATCACGTTGGTAGCATGAGTCATTGCCTCGTGTACCTGGATGTTGTTATCGTGTTGGGCGGGCTCAATTCCCAACCAGTTAAGGATGAATCCCTTGAGCCCATGTTTCTCAGCCATTGTTATTTACCGCCTTTCAACAGTGATTCTTTGTAGGGTTGAATGCTATATTCGGCACTGTCCAAACAGTCTACAGGGTACGAGCCGTCATCAACTCGTTCCCATTCGCCCTTCTCATACTCCTCGTCATCCCACATGGCGTTCTCGTACGCTTCAATCCAAGGCTTGAGGTGCTCCATAACGAAGAACCTGCCTTGGTTGATGAGGATGTTACCGAGTCTGATTCGGTCAAGGATGCCGTCCTTCTTGTAAGCAGGTACAATCTGCATACGGGACAACCCTCTGTTGTTGATCTCGTTCTTCAGAGCCTGTCGGAACAGCTTGTCTGCGCTTTCACAGAAGATAGGTGCTGTAGCGACCTTGGGGTATGTTGCTATCCACTCCTCAATGCAATCGCAAATGGCTTTGGCGTACTTGGAGTGGTCCATACCCTCTTGTTTGCCCTGCTTATGGTAGTAGCCATCTAGCAGGACTGTCTCCTTGTAGTTGAAGGTGTACCCTGTTAAAGTACATACAGTGGCGTCCGTACCGCCGATATCAACACCCAAGGAGAAGTAGCGTATCGACAGATGGTCAGGACGCTTTTGGTTCATGACTCTGTCTCTGTCGATTACATTGCTCTGGCCCCAGCCAGTGTATATTCTGCCTGTAGCAGCTGTACGCTTACCGAGGATGTCGGCTTGATACCACAGGCTTGTCTTATCGTACTTGGTGAGTGCCTCTCGCAACTGAGCGTTGGTGATAGACAGGTTGTTCCAGATAGTGAAGTGAGCGTAGTTGTACCGAGGGTTCTCGCCCTTGGCAGCCAACTCGTCTTGGAAGTCGAGGAACTCACTGTAGAACCAATGCCTAGGCGGTTTGGGGTTGAGGTCAAAGAAGATCTTTCTGTCCTTGCTGGCCAGAGTACGATCCATTGCCTCCATCACGAATGATTTATGGCACTCATTGGCCTCAGTGCCGTATACAGAGCCAAGGGAGAAACCCTTGATGGTTCTGTAGTCGTCGCTGTCCTTGCCTCCTGCATAGAGCACGACCTTGGGGCCAGTCTTCGTAGTGATGTAGAGACAGTCTACTCCGTTGTATGTACCCGACTTACACCTGCCTTTGAAGTAGTGTTCTAAACCGAACCCGTTACTGTCCATGATATTCATCTTCGCAGTCGCTTTTGTGACTCCAAAGGCAAGGTGTATTTTGTCAGGGTGCGTCTCAAGGTTGTCTGCGAAAGCAAGGATGTTCAGTATGTTTTTGCCCGCACGCTTGCCTCCTTCGGCTACATTCAGCCAGCAGTCCCTTGTACGCTTGAAGTAGGCCACTTGCTTTGTGTCGAACGCAGAATATTCAATCATTTTACAAGCACCTCCTTCTATGCATAGCGATTTTAGTCCTTTTAAGATGGTTTTTTGCGTTTTTACATCTTCCCCAATAACTTATACCCAAAAACAAAAATCCCAATTTTTGGGGTGGCAAGACCAACCAACGAAAATTTCAGTGTTGTATCCCCCTACATAAAAAGATGTAAAATCGCTCTAAAACCAAATTACATGTCTTCCATCTGCTCGTCACCAATTTGACGCTCAGGCTTGGGGTCGTTAAGCAGGTCGGCAATACTCTTGATATCAGCATTGACCTGAACGTTGTCGATGTAGGTGGAGGGAACTTTCTCCCAACGCTTGGGTGCTCGATGCTCAAGGTAGTACTGTTGAGCTCCTACATCAGGCACTACATGCTTGGTAACAGACTTGGTTACCACCAGCTTGTATTCATCCTCACCAGTCTCAGGGTTGCGTACAAGTTTACGCTCTCTGGTGACTTCCTTGTAGCTGTACCCGAGTGCTCTCTTTACAAGTGCGTTCTCAATATGGATCTCGCACTCATCAGCACCCTCTTCAACAGCCTCAGCAAACTCTTCATACCGCTTGAGGTAGTTGTTGAAAGAGGGGACAGAGATGCCTAGATTCTCTGCAATTTGTTCCTTTGTGAGTCCTCGCCTACACCAACCTCTTACCAAGGCTAACTTGGGCTTTACACGAACCTCATAGCTGTCTTTTCTGGGCTTCGCCATCTCATTTCTCACCACCTTCTACAACAGCATGAAAAAAGTCGTACATAAACGACATGCTCTAACGCCGTTCTCATCTAATATATCTATACCTATTATATACTATCCCTCCGCCAAAGTAAAGGATTTCCACGTATCTTCTATAAGTAAAGGAGTGTTTTCTCCAAAGTTTTTTCGTGTTAGAAATGTCGTACAAGGGAACTACAACACCATGTTGTATTCGATTCCCTATATAATAGGTAGGAACTGCTTCTCACGCAAAAGGTATATAAGCACCATCTGGGTGCGTTACCCTGTCAAAGATGGCTCCGCCACCACCTTCTGCTTCCGAAAATCGGCGCAAAACCAGAAAAACCGTTTTTTCGTACAGCAAAATCTACCGGAAATCGGTTGAAATTACAAGGATTTTACCGAAAAAACGGCGCACTTTTTACAGCAGAGGATGTTATACTAACCAGCTTCACGTCCTACGCCGTTTTTTCACTTCTCTCCTTTTATTATATATATACTTATAGTATTGTTTGATATGTTATTCTATTTACTTCTAGTATAGAAGATAAAAAAAGGTATAGTGTGCTAGTCCTGTAGAGACCACGTCTCCAGTGTAAAAAGCACGCCGTTTTTTAGCGTGAAAATACATCATTTTCGCCGTTTTTTCACCTATAATTGCGCCGATTTCACCGAGAAATCCGTGTTTGCGCCGATTTTTTACGCCTACGCCGTTCTATAGCAGAAAAGGAGATGAAAAAAGGTACTCATGCTTATCATGTTCCGTTAACAGACTCTGTTGTAAGAAAGTGAGCCGATTTTTAGTTGGATCTGTTGTAGTTTGCGCCGATTTCCAAGTAAAAAGTGCGCCGATTTTACCTGTATTTCTACAGCGTAAACCGATTTTTAGAAGATTTTTTCAACTTTTTTCGAAAAAACACTTTACTTTTGCTAGAAAATAGTATATGATCATACTGTACATCAAAATAAGGGAGGAAAGCCATGCACCTGTTAGCGTACGTCAAATCCAAGCAAACCAAGCAAAAGGAGTTCATCACAAGCGACCTATACAGAAGCAAAGAAGCATTTTGGAAATATCTTGAGGATGTAGGATACACAGTCATCCGTATCAGTAACAACAGAGACCTGGCTGCTCAGGAATACGACTTCGTCACCTTCGCAGCAATGAAGAAGTGGGATGAGTTCTTCATCCGCAGACTACATCGTGAGTCTGAGTTTCATCAAATCATTAACCAAATCTACAAGATTGAATTGTAAGGAGAATCACCATGAAGCGATACAAGAAAGGTAACAACCTGTTCATCACTGAATACAACTCTGTAGGTGAGTTT